GCCGAGTTGGAGTTGCAAATTTCAGTTCAAGGTAACCCTATGGCCCTGGGGGCTGTTCAGTTCGGGTTTGTCCCGATGACGACCCCCAACGATGCTTTGCAGATGGGGGCATCTGCCCCTTCGTGCCTTAGTTTACAGACTGGAGCTATTTATGCTCCTTTGAACTCTACCTCAACCTTTATCATGAGGCTTCCATTAACGAATGTTTTGGGGGGTGTAGTCAAAGTTAGCGAAATAGAGAAAGATCAGTACACTCCAGGCTGTCTTGTTTCTAATGTTGTTGTACCTTATCAATTAGGTCCTGACAATACCGACTTTAGTCCTGTTGTCATCAGCATTAGGAGCAAGCTTACGGGTGTTGAGATGTCTATGCCTGTTGTTTCTCCGACACCAGGTGCGACCTCTATACCAGTAACTTCAGATGTTAGATTTCAATCTGCCATTTTAGAAGCAGTCGGTGGTGATGTTGCGGCAAATTTGGCCACCTCATTGGCAAACACAGTTTTGGGTGGTGAACAAAAGGACAACGACCTTCCAGAGACGTCAGAGTACAACGTTTACGTAGAACAGTCAAGTTTTCCTTTGTTTCCTCCTGGCGTTGATAAAAATGTTGCTCCTATGTTTTATGGAGGCGATTATCCAGTTATGAGCCCTTCGTGGTTGTCTGAATTTGCTAGTATGCCTCTTTACGTGGGAACATTTGAGATGAAACAAGCTGATCAACCAGGAGACACGTTGTACCAAATTCCAATTGGACTTGACACACAAATGAACCTTGGTCAGCAGGGGGCTGTAGGTTTCACAACCCCTTGGGCCACTTTAGGACAGTTTTTCGAGTTTTACAGATTTTTGGAGATGGAAATTACCCTAACTCCTGTCAAAAATGACTTTCAGAGGTTCATGCTTGTAGCAGGTTTAGTTTATGGTAATACAGGTGACCCGACTTTGGAACAGGTTTCAAACCAGTCTTCCTACACCCTTCAATCAGGTCAAGATGGCGTAACAATATCTTGTCCTTACGTCTCTGTTTATCCGTGGTTAGTCACAAACCCGAACGGGGTTGATGACGACTTCAATGACATAGACATGACAACCGTAGGACAACTGTATGTTAAAGTTTTAAACAGTTTGGTGAACAATTCAATGAGTCCTCCGTCTTTTGAAATTATGGTTTTCGTCAAATTTAAGGGGCTGGAGTTTCGTTGTCCTAAGACTCAACAGCACATACAAATGTGCAGAGATTATAGGTGGACTGAAGATCCACAAGGTCCTATTGCAACTTCGGTTAGATTTCAGTCTGGGCCGGGTGAAATTGAACTTGGCGGAGATATGCAGCCGCATATGAATACTGCCGACAACGAAGCAAAGACGACGTCTGCCCCTAATTTAGGAGGTAACGAACCAAACGAGGCTTTGATTTTGCCTTGGCGTCTTAGAGCTTCTTTTAATAGAGAGTCCAGTTCCCCCCCAACCATGTTTCCTTTGGTCGATTCACCAGGAGGTTTGCAATTGGGTTCCACTATGACTTTCGGTTCAGCTACAACAGAGCCTCGACAATTAAATCTGTCTGTTCCTCCTCAAATGTACAAAGAAAATCCTAATTATGGAAACTACGGAGATGTTCCCGCCATAACGAATCCTGGCGGAGCTTTAATAGGGAGTATTTACAGAAATTGGGGTTGCAGCACATCATGGGCTTTGACTTTCACAAGCACGAATCCTGCATCTAGGATTGTAGCTGAGGTGTTGTATGATCCGACATGTTACACTAAAGGTTGGACGTACAAAAGACCTTTCGGAGCTATGACAACCCCAAAGAAAACGTGGGGTAGCATGAGTACTGCTTTGATTGTGTGCAGACCAGGTAAGTGGGCTCAGTTCCATGTTCCATTTGCGTCTCCTTACCCAGCTTGCTTGACTTTGTCGAACCCTTCCCAAATCGCAGATAGAAGAAGAAATTTTGCTATTGTTAGAATTTGGTCGGTCTCAGGCATTTCAGGAACTCAAGATGATAACGTTGGGAATTGGCAGGTTGTTTTGGATTCCAACATTACCAGTTTTGAGCTGTACGCTAGAATTGGTGAGAATCATGGTATGGGGACCCCTATCACGTTACCTACGTCCATGATAAACGGCGTTTTACAGCGTGGTAAAGGAGGACAAACAAGAGATTTGTTTTACGTCCCGACAACCCTCAGGTTCAGAACAGGCCCAGGACCTGGTTCATTGGCAACTTATTTTTCCTCTTTGCCGCAAGCCCAAGAGTCTATAAACAAATTTATCGACTCAATAGATGTTACGTCAACAGCAGAGCCCTATGATACAGCCAACCCTAATTGGTGGAATACAACAGAGGTTTTGTATTTTGACATAAGCACTAATGTTTTGTCCCAATCAACTGTTGCTGCCGTACTGGGCGTGACTATTCCCGTTAATGCAGTGTTAGTTGGAGACGGTACGCGGAAGGAAGTCCAAGTTTTTGAAAAACTTTATGGGTTGGCTGCCCAGATTCCAGTGACGATAACGGGCGTCAGCCCTACAGGAGGTGGGCATAATTTTGACTTTCCGCCTGAAGCTTTCGCCCCTCCAGCCGCAGGTTACGATAGGGACACAACAACTACGAGCTACTTTTACGGCGACAAACTAACCCTCAATAGTTTGGCTTACGAAAGTGCTGCTTATCTTCTTACTCTTCCGATAACAGGATCTTATGTTGTGATACCTATCTCTGACATGGCATCGTCAACCCATGATATTCCGTTAACTGGTAGCCCTTGGATTACAGTACCGGGCTCTGTTCCGCCTATAGAGACAACCAATGTTTTTCAGTACCCAGGTCTTAAAACTCTGGTTACAGGTCTCATGAAAGGAGACAACTTGCTTCAGAGAACCGAAACTAAAGAAGGCTGGGAGGTGGCAGATGACAAAGAAGATGATGTGAGCTCCAAACCTGAACCAACTCGTTTCAGGAAAGTTAACTTTCAAAGCAAGGACGACTTTAGCAGTGTGTTGTCTTCCAAAGATGTTGTCAGGGACGTTCGATTTCAGAGTGATCATCATTCCGACCATGAAGTGAAACGTGCGGTTGAAACTCCTGCTTCCAAACCTTTGACAGGGGCTAGTGGAGGTTCAGGCATTGTTTTTGATGGAGATGAAGAGGCAGACGATAAAGAGGGAAAACCGCCGGGTCGGATGGATACGATAATCAACAGTTTGATCGGAACAGCCCAAATCATGGCTGTTTCTGGTATGAGGGCAAAAGACCAGTTTAGGGACTTCTGGAAGAACCCTAGGGAGTATCTCGAGATGTTGTGTGCTAGAATAGCCGTCAAATTCGGAGATTTTATCAAGACCACAGTACACGATGTGACGAATTCTACATTTACAGACTTGTGGACGTTGGTTAAGAACACAATATCACAGATACCGACTTATTTGGTCGTTGCAGCTGTTTTAATGATAGTTAGTGAGTTGGCCTTGAGGGTTGAAACTATCAGAAACCTGTCCACTTGGATTCTTCAAGGACTTTTGCAGGTGATTGACTCTTGCTCTGATATGTCGTCCATCATGAACAAAAAATTGGTGGAAGCTATCAGGACGACAAAGGAGGCTTTTCAAAGGTTCGGGTCTAAACTGGGTTTCGGAGCTAGTTGCGAAGTGGAAGACCCTGAAACCTCAACTCACGTTTTAGCTTCTTTAAACAAGGCGGAGAAGCTGATAAATGAAGATGTTCAGGTAAACTCAGAGGATCCTGTTACCGAATCTTTTGGCTCAAAGATGAAACATTGGGCTATGATTTTAGTGTCTTATTTCACAATTCCCGAAGTATCAACTGTGATGAAAGGTTTGAAAACGGCGGCAGCTGCGATAACAGTGGTCAACGTAATAGACAGGACAACCTCTTCCTTTTCTAGGTTGTTTGAGCGATTTTCCAACATTTTTCCTGTTTATTACACAGTTTTAGCAGCCCATTTCGCAACAGACATGCCCACTGATTTGAGGCCCATGGAACAACAGATTTCTTTCATGTCAAAGGTGATAGCCATAGATCCCACTAGCACACAGGCTACAAGCATTGCATCAAAGTTCCAGGTTTATAGAACTCAGCTCATACAGTTTGGAACTAACAATAGCTTCCAGTGGGGTCAGCAAAGTAAGGATTTTTTGAAGAACTTAATGACAGAGGTTGACAAGTTCTACACAAAGCTTCCAAAGAAGGCATGTGAGACTTCTAAAATGCGCATGAAACCTGTGAGCGTGGGGTTTTACGGTGATCCAGGTATAGGCAAGGATGTTGCATTGACTGCACTCATATCTAAGTTTGACGCCCCTGATCAAGTTGCTACCATAAATATTTCTCAAGACAATAGAGTTGAAAAACATGAGTACAACGGCCAAACACACTTGCGCTTAGGTGAGATATTCAATGTTGAGGACCCGGAATCTGACAAGCAGGTTATTACTTTCTTTCAAAGGTTGGTAGACAACATACCCTTTTGCGCAGACTCTGCCTTTACTAAAGGTGAAGTTTGGGTCCACCCTTATTATATTTGGTGGTCGACAAACAAGAACCTAGGGAAAGGTATTGGGGCGTGTGTGAATATCGAGTCTTGGATGAGAAGGAGTTTGCATATTTTGGCTGTGCTCAGAGAGGACTGCATGACCAATAGAAAGGTGGATCCAGAGAAAGTTAAGGCATTGAATCTAAAGGAAGGTGAACAGTTGATTTACTATGTCATGATGACTAATCCTGTTAGACAAGGCAGAGAGAAATCTCTGTGCTGGAAAACCGGCAACTTCCCTTATTCTCTAAAGCGTCATATGGACAACTGCCCAGTCGCTGTAGGTGAAGAGATCAATGGACCCCACGGTTCAGAGTATTGCCAAGGCTACCACGGGGTTACCATGAAGAGAAAAATGAATTTTCAAGAGTTGATTGGCGCTGTCCAGAGATGCAGTAATGTTAACGCTAGGCAGTTGGAGACTCTTCATGAGATTGCTCACGCAAGCACGTCAAGTTACAATGTTTTCTCCCACGACATAAGCATGATTGATCAGTCAACAATTACTAGAGCTCAAGTAGCCAAAGCTTTGGCCAGATCGGGTAACAAGTGGTTACAAGAACGAGGGTATGGCCCTGGCGACTGGAGACGTTGCTTTGTGCTTTCAAGTCAGGTCAGGACCGCTGAATCTTGTCCCTTTTCTGGTATGAACTGCATGACGAGAGATGAAGATTCGGTTGCCTCTAGGATAAACGTTAAAGCGTTAGAGTTCAATTTCAACGCTGGCAGCGATGTTTTAGAGGCATTTCTGCTCCAGTTAGAAGATGGTTACATTTCCTTCTTAGGCCAGTGTTTGGTGACTAATAGCAAACCGACAGATGACGTGCCAAAACCTACACTGCTGGAAAAGGACTTTATAGCTCATCATACTGATTTGACGGCAATAGTTGAAGGCCCAAAACCCGAGTTGTGCATGAAGACTCTTGGAAATTTGTTGAAATCTAAACAAATGTTGGCAAAATATTTTCCCGGTTCAGAGGAACACACCATGAGCGTGGCCCCTGGTTCGGATGATTATTTTTATTTCGAGAGCAAGGGTCAGAAGATTGAGCCGAATGCAGAACAATTGGTCATGAAACAGAGAATACTGAATTTCGTTAAAATTCTGTCCAACATTGAGCACGTTCACATTGTCGAGGGTGACGCGAAGATCGAAGCAAAGCCTCCTCTTGTTCCTGAGGGTATGCCCGACGCTTTGACTCGGGATTACTGGTCCGTGTGCAAACCCTGGAAGTGGTTTGAAAACATATACAGATCGACGGAAGATTTAGGCCAGAAAATGTTGGAAAACCCTTGGAGCACGGCCCTCGCAGCCATATGCATGTATAGGACTTTTGTCAACCTTAACAAGGTTACACGCACGGCTAGAAACCTGATAGCTCAAGGGGTTCCTACACAAAAGATTGAACCTTTGACTCCTGGTTTGAGGGAGGATGCTGAATATACGGTTGATAAATCACATGAGCTTCCTTCTAGCTTCTTGATGTATGGCTTTCAGTTCGATCTCATAGATGAAAAGGGCTACGTCGACAAAATTGGGTTGGAGGACCTTCTTGATGATTTCCTCGAGTTCACGTTGGAGGCTAATGAGCCCAGGAGAGCTTTAGAAATTGCCAACACTTTTCTTGAAGATTTTTGTCTTAAAAACATGGTCGAGCTTGAGGACCTCAAGGACTCTTTTCAGATATGTTCCTTCAAGAAACCTATGGGTCTCGAAGAAGGCTGCACTTTCAACATTGTTAGAGAGTCGTCATCTTTTAGGCAAAAGGCGTTGTCCAACATAAAAGGCATATATTGTAACAAGGACTTCTTAGTTACATTTTTAGCTGAAACTCTCAGGAAATGGTCGTCAGAGGACATTCAGAAACGTGCTGAGCTTCTGACTAATATGCTTGAAGAGAATGGAGAGCGAATAGAGATCACTGATGTTCAGTTTGATTCCGGTACAGGGGGCAGAGGCCGGAAGAAAAATGATCGTCGCAAAGTTCGTGTCCAGATGCCAATATCTCATAGTGTGAGACATCAGGCTGGACCCCCAGAACTGAGAGATCTCCAGTCTGACAGTGACATATGGTCGAAAACAGGCTGGAATCCCTTAGATGCAAACCAGGCCAGGTTAGCAGGAATAACCTCGAGGTTGGGTAGGTTCACGACGACCGTGTACGGAGTCGTTCAGAGTCTAGGTGCTATCGATCTGGGTAATGGAACGTACTTGACAACAGCTCATTCTCTATACACAAAATCGGGCTTGGCAAAAGAGAACATACACGGAGGAGGTGTAGGTGAATACTCTGTCAACCCTATTGCAACTAGAGCCTTGATTAGGTTCGAAGCCTCAGATGGGGTCATTACGACAATGGGTGTTTCATCAAACCAAGTGACTTTAGTTAAGTCGATTTCTTCTGTCTGGGAAGGAGCACAAACAAAGCTAAATGTTGACTTGGCCATGGTGTATAGAGGCCCAGGCCCAACGATAAAGAAAGCAGGGAGTATATTTCTCCCAGCTGCGGAACTTAAGCCTCTCACAAGTTTCTCCAACGTTGTTTTGATTACGCCGGGAGGGAAAAAGAGGTACATTGGTAACGTCATTATTGAACCTGATGCCTCAGTCGTCGGAGCTTTTGGCTTTTCACCATTCAGACATTGCGGGATATTGAGATACAGAGCTCCTAGAAGCACGTTAGATGGGTGTTGTGGAGGAGTTTATGTCGGTATGTGGCGTGGAAACATTTACATTCTGGCCATACATGCCGCGACAACAGAGTACAAGGAGGTGAACTCCGTTATAACGTCCGGTTCTTATGCTACAGGAATTTTGGTTTCACGTGAGACGATGGTCACGACTCCACCACCTTCTGCTGATTACGACTTTGAAGGCTTGTCTTTCCCTCCTAGAAAGATTCCAAAACTCTGTGACTATGACCCTGCGACAGGTTCTTTTGTTGATAGAGAACGGAAGGCTGATCCCCCTTCGGATGAAAAGGTTTGTGCTTTGGCTAAGGCGCCCTCTTTCAAAGAGTATCATGACAAGCCAGGAAATGGTAGTCAACCTTCTGCACAGTACCTTGGTTGCATTGAAGAGAGAAAAGGAAAGAATGGTTCGAGCTCAGCATTGAAGCCTAGCCCGTCTCAAGAGTTAGCAGGATCCGATTACAAGCCTTCTTTTCAAGGTGGACAGAACGTCACATCGAACGATCTTAAAGGGCTTGGTTTATTGCGTTCAAGAGCGAAGGATGGTGAGGCTATGAACATAGACGACTACAAACATGCTATAAATTACATGATTGACGTGGCTAGAACAATCCCTCCTAAAGATCCTTTGAAAGTGTTTTTGACTCCTGAAGAAGCGATAAACGGCGGTTTCGTTGATATGTTGCTTGAGTCTAAAGATGGAGTTCTTCCAAATAGCACTACCCTCAGCAACGAGGGGCTACAATTGGGTGACCCAGATTACGTTTCTGGTACTATGAGGATAAAAGGTTTAGACACGACCGCTTCCGCCGGCTGGCCTTCGGGCTTAAAGACCGGCGATTTTCTAGCAACGGAGACCAGGAGGGTTGACGGTGCAGATGTTCAAATCAAAGTCATTGACTTGTCAACCGAATACGGAAGACAAGCTGATGCTTTGTTGAAGCGGGTGTTAGAATCTCTCATGGACGGGGAATGTGTTTGGTTGACCTTTTCAGTGGCCCTCAAAGATGAAGCTCTTCCAAATGCGAAAGTCAAAGAGTGGTTGCGAGACATCTTTCCAGACGAAACAGAAATGCCGAAAGGTGGCAAAACCAGGATTATATCTATTATAGCCTGGGTCGTCAACCTGGCAATCAAAATGTTTCTAGGTCCGATGGTAACTTATTTTAAGTACCTCGGAACAAGAGTCAGTTGGGTCAATTCGAAGAACCTTTACTCCACGTGGATGGATGAGTTCTTTGAATCGATGGCTCACGTGATTAGTTCGGACCAACCAGCTCATTTCATGGGGGGTGACGTCGCTAACCAAGAGGGAGAGATAGACCATGTTACAGTTAAGGCGCTATGTATGCTCAAGAGTAAGTTTGATGACCTTCAGAGACATTGGGCTTCTGGCGATTTTTACGCAACGGCGATGTCAGAAGGCTGGAGTTATCGCAGGCTCAATTTTGGTTCTTTGAAGCAACAGTTTGAGAGGTACAAACGCGCTTCATTATGCATGATAATAAGCATAATTCCTTCAATCAATAAGATAGACAACAAATTCTTTTTGATGGAGACGCGTAACCCTTCAGGTAGCTGGATAACTTCGTTTTTGGCTTACTTCTTCGGACTTGCCATGGACAAGAAAACTTGCTTTGACGTTAAGAACCTAGTTCGCCAGTTTCTCAAGGACAAGAACTTGACTTTGAAATCTGTGTTGGCTTTGGGAGGAACTTTAGTTGAGATAGACGGTGACCAGTTTGTTTCGTTTTCAAACGAAGAAGGGTTCCATGGCAACTATAGCCAAAATGACGTGGTTCCGCTTCATAAAGGCTATGGTGAAAAGTTGTACGCTGCATATGCATCTTTAGCCGAAGATGCGATAGAGTTTGTCAAGACTTGGGTGTCTAGGTTCTCAGGTGATGACATTTTGGCAGCAGCAACTGCGGAGCTCACAATTGTTATGGCTGTTACAAATGTTATGCTCTCGAAGGTGAGAGTGCATAATTTTCATCTGCGTAGCCAGCTACCAACACCTCCGTACGTTCAACCTGAATCGCTTAGTATGCTTTTCTTAAACGGACCAGAGCGACTCGATAATCTGAGATGCCATGCAGGGTCTTTGTACGCTGCGGTGTGCAGGTTAGGCACAGGTGTTGTGTTAAACGACCCGTCTGGAGCAGCCCTTAAGTTTTGCGACGAACAGGATGTTACCTTTTTGGGTAACAATTTCAGAAGCAACTGGGACCTTTCCTACTACTTGTCAGAAAGAGGTTGTATAGCTGAAACTTTCGCAGTTATTGAGCCAGACAGACTTGTCAAATCTAGAGAGTGGGTGCGCCCTCACGACGACATGAACAAGGCTTGGATAAGCAACTTGAACCAAATACTCGAGTTGTCATTTACATCCGGTAAAGATGTTTTTGAAGCCAGACGCACCAAATTCTTAGCAGAGATGGACCAGCTAGGTATTTTAGGCAATTTAGTGACTTTCGAGTCATGTGCCGATAGGTTCATCAGACACGACTATTGTTTAGGAGACGAGGACAATAGTTTCACTTGAAACAATACATACACATGTAACAACAATTTCATTTAGTTTTATTTTCAATCATTCATTTTGTTAGGCACATTTTTGAGATCATATCACTTCGTCTCACATTAAGTAGATTTTAGGGGATTATTCCGAAACTTCTACTTTCTTAC